GCACCTGCTGTGATACCTACTACTTCCATTCTGCACCTGCCATAATCTCAGTCATACAAGCAACTACATTCATCTCATGATCTGCGACGAAAGCATTCTTGTACTGATAATCTGCAAGGATAATTACAACTTGAGGAATAGATTGTGGTTGCAGGTGGTCTGCCATCTTGTCATATACAGCACGAAAGATTGCATGTGGTTCGGTATCGATATTGTTTACAACCCACTGACGCATACCTTTAAAGTCTTTGCCTTTAAGTTTATCCATCAACGATTTGATGTTAGTATCTCCTAGATTAACTAGAACACCTGCATCAATAGTACCACTAACAGAATAACGTTGGCATTCATTTAAAACACGACGCCAATCAGGGAAGTATCGTTCAACGAGTTGTGCAAGTACCGCTTTATCGAACGTAACATTCTCAGCTGTAAGTATATCCATAAGACGCTTAAAGAATGCACCAGCAATAGCAGGCTTTTCACTATTTGGAATAGCAAACTCATAGACAGAACAACGAGAATGAAGTGGCTCAATGATACGATTCTTAAAGTTACATGTCATAATGAAACGACAATTGTTTGAGAACTCTTCAATGAAACCACGTAGTGCAGGTTGAGTAGACTGAGGATTGAGGTAATCAGCCTCATCTAGTATGACTACTTTATACCCACCGAGTAATGATACACTTGAAGCGAATTGTTTAATCTTACCTCGTAGTGTATCGATGTTACCTTCTTCAGAACCATTGATAATGATGTAATCTAGATTAAGCTCATTACATAAAGCTTTTGCAACCGTAGTTTTACCTACACCAGCTGTACCACTAAACAACATGTTTGGCAACTGGCCCGTAGTCATTATCTCACCGAAGCAAGATTTTAGAGAAGCTGGTAATACACAATCATCGATTGTAGCAGGGCGATACTTCTCTACCCATAAAAATTCATTAGACATTCACGATCTCCATTATATAAAGGTTTATTATACCACATATTATTAAATATGTACATAACTATTATACATCATTTCCTTTTAATTCGATACAAACTGCTTGTGTGCCTGTATCAAAATAACCACTGCCTAAGCCGTGGTATTCACTTAGTGCTTCTCTAGCTTTGAAACAATTATCCATAGTATCAGCAACAGCTATCTTTTCAACATAAGGCATGGTTTCATAAAAATAAATAAAAACTAATACCCACATTATAGTGATCTCCATACTACTCGAATATAGTGAGCATCTAAATGTTCTCTATATTCAATTGCATCAAAGGTGCATGTAAATGCCACACCATTTATAATATGTTTAATCAACATATTATTCATGCTCTCCTCCTTCACCTCTTAAAGTGTAGAAGATTTGTGGTTTACGTTTAGCAGCTTCAAATACTGATACTGTTATAAAGATACCGCATAGTAATAGAGCGTGAAATAGAATATTAATTCCTAAATACATCCAAGTACCAGTCATTGCAGTAAATACTATACACCACATCCATGCAAGTATCTGCATAACTAAGTGACGTACTCTTAGATCTTTGATGTTAGACAATGGATTCTTTTCATGATCCATTATTAAATTCCACCAATCCATAATAAAACTTGTCATAATATAATTCTTTCTTAATTTAAGGGGGTGGTGTAACGCGGGGAGTTATCAACACAGAGGAATTTCTGCTCAGCCCACACCGCGCTTAGAATGAGGTTTGCTCACTCACGACATACACCTGCCGGGATACTTCCATCGACCCTTTTGTTGTGACTGCGAATATCACTTCATTCATATGGGATTTGGTAACCCATATTAGTTAGGAGCAACCTAACGTGGCATTTGGTCAGGGTGGCTGGATTCGAACCAACGACATCTACGTCCCAAACGTAGCGCTCTACCAAACTGAGCTACATCCTGTTTTTATTTTACGATTGACTCATATAGATCTTCAATCTCTTCCTTTTGCTGCTGAAACTGTGCAAAGTTCTGCTTGTGATAGATCTTTGCAAGTGCATTAATATACTTCTTATCGATAGCAACATCATCCGCAAGTGCATTAGCAGCTTCTTTTTGAAAGTCTCGTTCTGCATCAATACGTGTCATTGAGTTTGACATTTCTTTCATGCAGTCGAGAACCTTCTTTCGATCAGCTTCGTTACTCAGCATTAGCTGTATCTGGTTCTTCAGTTCCAGCATCTTCAGCTTCTGCTGGTTTATTTGCTTCAAGGAAAGCATTGATTCGATCTCGGACTCCGCCGACTGATGTAAGTTCTTCTCCACGGAAGGCTCCTCGTGTTGATGCCACGTCAAT